GGCGGGGCTGGCTGCCAACCCAGAGGTCACTGGCCGCATGACGGCGCGCCAGCTGGCCCATGAGGCATTGATCATCGTGCTGGCTTGCCACGACGAAACAGACAGCGAGCTGGACAAGGAAGGTGAGGCATGAGCATGGAAGACGTGGCGGACTACAGGGTGCAGTTGCTCCCGTCGGAGGAGGAAGCCCGCGAGGAGCTGGCCGCGCTGCGCCCGGACGTGCTTCGGGTGGCGGCAGGGTTGGCGGCGACGATGGATCGCAATGGCGGTGACCTGGACGGGTTCGCCGGCTGGTGCGCCGAGGGCGCGTTGGCCATCGTGCGCGCGGTGGACCGCGTGTGTGGGGGTGGCGAATGAGCTCGTGGATAGTCTACCTGTGGCTACAGGCAGATGAGTGGCGTTCTATGGCCGACGCGGTGGGCATGCTCGCGACGCCCGCCTACCTCATATGGCTGGGGGCTTCGACGCTCGAAGACTTCCCTCGCCCTCCCCTCGTCCTTGGAGCTGTCGCCGCGCTGGCGCTACTCGCGACGGCCCTGCTCCCGTCGTCACGCACCATCGCGGCGATGTACGTGCTGCCCCGCATCGCTGAGTCCAGGGTGATTCAGACAGACCTCCCGGAGCTATACGACATGGCCATCGGGGCGCTGAAGGATCAGCTCAGCGAGCACGGAGATGACGGGTGAGCGCCACCGCGCGCCCAGCGGCGGTCCTGGCGGTCTTGCCGGACAGCGACCCGATGGGCTTCCGTGCCTACGGGGGCGCCCTCGACCTGTGGAAGGCGCGCGACCACGAAGTCGTGATCGCAGGTCCGTATGAGACCGGCAAGACGATTGCGGCGCTCCACAAGCTCAACGCGCTCCTGTGCAAGTACCCGCGCGCCCGCGCTCTCATGGTGCGCAAGACCTACAAGAGCTTGCTCCAAAGCGCATGCGTCACGCTCGAGACGAAGGTCTTCGCCTACCCGCCCAGCCATCCCCGGTGCCCGATCAGCAAGTCGGGGGGGCAGTTCCCGTCCGCCTACACCTACCCGAACGGATCCCTTCTCGTCCTGGGTGGCATGGACAAGCCCGACAAGCTGCTCAGCTCCGAATGGGATTTCGTCTACGTGAACCAGGCGGAGGAGCTTTCGGAGGATGACTGGCAGGCGCTCGTCGGGCGCGCAACCGGGCGCGCAGCCAACACGCCCTACCCGCAGGTCCTGGCGGACGCCAACCCTGGCCCCCCCTCGCACTGGATTCTGCACCGCAAGACCCTGCGTCTCATCACGTCGCGCCACGAGGACAACCCAACGCTCTTCGCCCAGAACCCCGACGGCACCACGGGCGCCCTGACGGAGCGGGGGGAGCGCACGATGGCGGTGCTCGACAGCCTGACGGGCGTGCGCCTGCAACGCGGGCGCTTCGGCAGGTGGGTTGCTGCGGAGGGGCAGGTCTACGAGGATTTCCAGCGCGACACGCACTGGGTCGACCGCTTCGAGCCCGAGGGCTGGCGGCGCGTCTGGGTCGTCGACTTCGGTTTCACCAACCCGTTCGTGTGGCAAGACTGGCTCGTCGACTCCGACGGGCGGGCCTTCCTGGCCAACGAGATTTACCGAACCGGGCGCCTGGTAGAGGATCACGCGCGCGACATCAAGGCCCTCATGGGCAAGGTGGAGCCCGAAGCGCTCATCTGCGATCACGACGCGGAGGACCGGGCGACCCTCGAGAAGCACCTGGGCATCCGGACCATCCCCGCCTACAAGGCCCTAGCGCCCGGCATCCAAGCGGTGCAAGCGCGTCTCCGCCCCGCGGGCGACGGGCGCCCCCGCTTGTTCCTGATGCGGGATGCCCTGGTGGTGCGCGACGAAGCGCTTGCAGGGGCCAGGCGCCCGACATCCACCCTGGAGGAATTCGAGGTCTACCGGTGGCCCAAGGGCGAAGGCGGCGCCTCGCAGAAAGAGGCGCCCGTCAAGGAGAATGATCACGGGATGGACGCCATGCGCTACCTGGTCGCCTACCTGGACGACGTCGCGAGCGCCCGGCCAGACACGACGCACCTGACGCTTGATCCCGACCTCGAATACGACAACCGCCCCGGGCTGACGCTTGCGGAGATGGACTGGTAGCGCGTCGCCTTGGGCGCGCTTGCTGCGCCGCTTCGCCCTGGGGGAGCCCTGGGGCTTCATGGAAGGAGCTTCCACATGGCCATACTGAATCGACTCGCAGCAGCAGCCGGCGCCGGCCTCGTTGAGTTCGCGCGATCGGGCGCCAAGACCGCCTCCGCCCCCGCGGGGGAACAGGGGTACTCAGGCGTCGCCTCGCAGGCGGGCAAGGTCTCCGGCGACGAGCTGGACCGCGTGTCTGCATGGAACCTGCCTACCCGGTGGGAGACCATCGACAAGATGCTTGCGGACCCCGACGTGGCGTCCGCGGTCAACGCGATCCGGCTCCCGATCCTGGCAGCACCCCTCCGGGTCGAGCCCGGCGACGACACGCCCAAGGCCAGGGAGGTAGCGGAGTTCATCGAGCAGGGCTTGGACAACATGTCCGTCGACCTGCAACAGCACCGCTCCGAAGCGCTCGATGCCTGCGCGTGGGGCAACCGGGTCTTCGAGACCGTGTATGAGCGCCGCGAGGGCTCGAAGCTCTGGCACCTGCGCAAGCTCGCGCTCCGCCCGTCTGAGTCGATCGAGGACTGGCTTGTCGACGAAGAGACAGGCGGCCCCAAGGGCGTCAAGCAGGTCGACGACAAGGGTAAGGCGCGCTCGATGGACATGGATCGCCTTCTGGTCTTCACCTACGACCAGAAGGGCGGCTCCCTCCTGGGTAACCCCGCGATCCGTCCCGCCTACGGTCCTTGGCTCCTGAAGACCGAACTCGCCAAGATCGGCGCAGTGGCAGCAGACCGCCACGCGCTCGGGATTCCCTGGGCCCTCTACCGTGGGGGCAATACAACCGCCTACCAGCGCATGGCGGCCGCGCTCGCGTCGATCCGGGCGCACGCGAAGGCCTACCTGCTCATGACAGACCTGGAAAGCGCCTCAGATTGGGGCATCAAGGGCGTCGAGGGCGCGGTGGTCGACCCGGTCCCGCAAATTGAGCTTCACCGGCGCGCCATCCACCAGGCGATTGGGACCCAGTTCCTGCTCCTGGGCGGCGAGAACGTTGGCTCCCTCGCGCTCTCGGAGGATCAGACCTCGTTCTTCCTCATGAGCCTGGAGGCCTACGCCCGCGCGATCGAAGGCGCCTACTCGCGATACCTGATCCCCCGGTGGTGCTCCTACAACTGGACCCTCAAGAAGGACCAGCTTCCCCGCATCAAGCACGGCACCATCGCCCGTCGCGATGCGGAGAAGTGGCTGGGCGCCCTCAAGATCGCGATGGAAGCGGGGCTCCTGATCGACCGCGACATCGCCAGCGAGGCCGCCCGCGACCTCCTGCGCCTCGCGAGCCCCGAGCCCGCGACGATCCCGGGCCCCGCGGGCGAAGCGCCACCCGCGACGCAGGACGTCAACGCCCCCGATGCGACGCCCGCATCGGATGGGCCGTNNTGCCCCCTCGTCCCCTGCCACGTTTGCCAGTGCCCCGCCCCTCGCTTCGGTGTCCAAGATGCAGGCCCTTGGACTCGCCCCGGACTTCGTCACGATGGCGGGCGCGCTCGACAAGGCGGACGCGCGCTTGCTCGAGCGCTTGGGGGCCCTGCAGAAGACCGCGTCGGCCTTCGTGGTAAGGCGCACCGTTGAGGCTCTGGAGAAAGGCGACATCGCGGCCTTGGCCGATCTTCGCCTCTCGACCGACAAGGAAGAGCAGGTCATCCTCGCGGAACTCGAAGCCCTTTACCGCGCGGGGGCAAGCGGCGCGGGGCGCGAGATGGACGAATGGAACGATCGGGCGGGTGCACTTGAGCCTGACAAGGAGGCTTTCGGGCTTCTGGGCGCGCTCGCGGTGGTGGTGGCTGCCCGCTTGGCGGATCGCTTGGTCCAGGCTGCCACTGCTGCTGCGGTCGACCAGGCAGCAACCGGGCGCATCGACCGCGCGCGTCTTGCGGAGATGATCGCCGCTGCCCCTGCGTCCCTTCTCCAAAGCCTGATCTCCCGTGCCACCACGTCCGCGCTCGCGATCGGGCGTCGCGCGGAGATCGTCGCGCGCGGCGGCAAGCGCGTCATCTACACCGCGGTCATGGATCGCGGGACGTGCGAAACGTGCAGGGAGGATGACGGCAAGGAGTTCGACCCCACGGGACCCGACGCGATCCCGATCCCGAATCCCGGTTGCCTGGGCGGGAACCGGTGCAGATGCACGTGGGTGCCCGCCCCGCCCAAACGTCCCTAGTCCCCGCCCCTTGTTGGAGACCCCTTGTCGAGCAACGCAGCTTTGGTTTGGCTCCTCAGGCGCGAGCGGGATCGTCTGGTCGGCGAAGCCAATCAGGCGGACGAGACCCGGAGACGCGCGATTGCGGAGCTTCGCGACATGGCGAACCGCTTCGGCGCCCCCGCCATCGGCCAAATCCGGGTCGAGGGCGGGCGCGTCGTGGTGGTCGAGGCCCCCGCGCCTGGGCAGCACACGGGTTGACAGAACGACGCGCCTGCGGTAGACTGAGAGGCGACAAAGACTAAGGGTCCGTCGGAACGCGCCGACCAGCCCGCCAAGCACCCAACGCCAAGCCCGTCAGGGCCCCGCGTCGGGGGCAAGGCGGGCTTTTTGTTTTCCCCACAGGGCGACATGGACACGGTAGAGATCAACGACGTCGAAGTCCTGGCTCCCGGCACCTGGAACGGTGTGACGATCACGCCTCAGGATATCGAGGGGATCGTCCAGGCCTACCGCGAGACCGCGGACGAGCTGCCGCCGGAGACACGCCTTGGGCACGATGCGAAGCAGCGCATCGCGACGATGCTGTTTGGAGACGACGCGAAGCTGTCTGCCTTTTCGGACGGGGTGAACGGGTTTCCTGCCTTGGGCTCGCCCGCGAACCTGCGGGTCAACGAGCGCGGGCGCTTGGTGGCGGACTTCCGGGGGATGCCCGCGAAGGCCTACCAGTGGCTCAAGGCGGGCGCCTACCAGGGACGGTCCGTGGGGCTCAGGCACAACAAGGTCATCAACGGGAAGGTCTACCCATGGTGGCTCGAGCATGTCGCCTGGCTCGGCGACGAGCCCCCCGCGGTGCCAGGGCTCGCCAAGCCCGTGATGCTCGCCCAGGGCGAGGACATCGCGGTTGAGCTTGGCCTTGGGGTCGACGAAGCGGGCGCGCAGATCGATCTCGCGGCGGTGGTGGCCCTGACCGAGCAGCAGATCGACGACCGCTTGACCGCGCTGAACGAGCGCCTTCGGGCGATCCAGGACGAGGCGAACACCCTGACGAAGGGGCTCCCTGGAAACCCCGTGCTGAACAACCTCTTCCGCGCGCTTCGCGAGGGCATCGATCGCGTGGTGCGCACGAACCTATCAGGAGCAACCCCGATGGATCAGGACCCCACTCCGCAGTTCGCGGACCCGGGCGCCCCGGGCGCCCCGCCCGTGCCTGGTGCTGACCCCTCTGGTGGTCAGGCCCCGATGACGATCTCTTCGCCCGAGGTTCTGGTGGCGATGCTCGCTGCCAAGCTCGGCAAGGGTCCCGAGGACTACACCGCGATCTACCAGGCCACCGTCCAGCTCATCGACGCTGGCAACGCGGCGGGCGACGGCGCCGGCGACCCGACCCCCACCCCGGAAGGAACCACCACCATGAGTCAGATTCCCGACCCGAGCGCGTCCGCGCAGTTCTCCGCTCAGCTTGCTGCCCAGGCGGCGGAGCTGAACCAGACCAAGCTTCAGCTCGCTCAGTTGCAGATCGCAGAGCAGCGCAGGGCTGCGGAGGCGAAGGCGGGCCAGGCGATTGCCACCCACGCGCTGCCCGCTACCGTGCTGCCGATCCTGGTCGAGTTCTCCTTGCAGGGCAAGGACGACCTCTTCGACGCGGTCGTTGCGTCCGCCCAGCGGGTCCCGACGGGCGAGGTCGGCACGAGTGCTTCGGTGGAGTTCTCGTCCGTGACCCTGACCGAGACGGAGCGCCACGTCGCGCGCGCCAACGGCATCTCGGAGGACGAGTTCCGCGCCCAGAAGGCGCGCGACTTGGGGATCAAGGTCCCCTCGCAGAGCGCCTGATGGCAACCCCACGCTGGATTCGCCTGGCGGAACTCCTGTCCGAGGGACGGGACGGCGTCGAGGCGATGATCGAGGCGGGCTGGCCCGAGATTCAGGCGAGAGGCCTGGGCCCTAACGCGGTGGAGCACTGCGCCAAGGCGGGTCTTGTGGTCACGCTTCCGCGCGCTACGCAAACGACTACCGCGGGGGAAGTCCCGCCCTTGGCTCCCGAGTCAGGGCCCGAGACGCAAGCCCCCACCAACGCCCGGCGCGCTGAGCGCCGGAAGGAGCGCACACCATGACTGCATTGGCCACGGCCTTTGCCCGCCCGAAGCGCGGCGTCGGCCGGCAGATTTCCGTACCCGTCAACGCGAGTTCGGTGATCCACAAGGGAGGGCTTGTTGCCCTCGACTCCGATGGTTTCGCTATTCCTGCTGCTGACACCGCGTCGACCCGCGTAGTGGGCGTGGCGATCGAGTCGAAGACCGGCGGCGCCTCGGATGGCGACGTCCGGGTGATCGTCGAGTACGACGCAGAGTTCCTGTTCACCGCGTCTTCCATCACCCGCGCGATGACCGCGTCTGGCGCTGCCATGTGCGTCGTGGACGACAACACCGTCGACGACGCAGCCGGCCCGACGAACGACATCTACGTTGGTCAGTTGACCGACTTCGTGAGCACTACGTCGGGCTGGGTCTACGTGCCTGGTCTGATGAAGGCGTAAGGGAGGTAACCTCATGCCTGTTGTAAGCAACGAGCTTCTGAGCGCCACCCTCACGGCGTCCCGCAAGGTCTTCAACGATGCCTTTCCGGCGGCGGAGGGTGCCCAGGGTTGGACCCGGATGGTCCTGGGCGGCGGCCCGCAGGGCACCGATGGGCGCCCGTCTGCGCAGTACGGGTGGATGACCGACGTCCCGAAGATGAGCCCGTGGCGTGGCAAGCTCGAGCTGGGCGGCCTGACGGCCAAGAGCTTCACCTTGACCAACGCCTTGCACAAGGCAGCCTTCGAGGTGGAGCGCTTGGCGTTCCAGCGTGACCAGCTCGGGATGATCACCCCCAAGACCCAGCAGCTCGCCCAAGAGGCGGCCCGCTACCCGGGCGAACTCATCACCGCCCTGGTAAACGGGGGCGCCTCCGCGTCGGTGGACTCGCCTGTCTTCGACGGCGCAGCGTTCTTCTCGAACTCGCGCGCCTACGGCGATAGCGGGACCATCGACAACATTCTGGTAAGTGCGGGGACGGGCGTCGCGAACTTCCGCCTCGACCTGGCTAGCGCGCGCGCCCAGATGATGAGCTTCGGCGACTCCAAGGGGCGGAAGCTCAACATCGCCCCCAACGTGATCCACACGCACCCGAACAACGGAATGGTGGTCTACGAAGGCCTCCTGACCGGCCCGGGCGCCAACGATCCGGGCGTCGCCCCCGCTGCCCCGAGCGGTCAGCCGATCTGGTCGGCGCGTGGGTACACCGTGATCGAGGACGCGAATCTGTCCGACACGGGCGCCTACTACTTCTACCACATCTCCCCCGGCCTCGCGCCCTTCATCATGCAGGAGGAGTTCCGCCCTGAGGTCGAGACCATCGCGACCGCTCAGAGCGAGCTTGCGATCCTGGAGGAGAAGTTCATCTTCGCTGCCCGCGGGGCCTTCCAGGTCGGCTACGGCCTGCCCTGGCTCGCGATCATCGTGACGTGATCCACCATGGCCTACTGCTCCCGCACGGACCTTGAAGGGCGCCTCCCCCGCGTAGGCGGGGAGGTGGCCTTCGCCCCCCTGACCACCTCCCAGGTCGACGCCATCATCGAAGGCATCGACGCGGAGATCGACGTGGTCCTGGCGGGGCTCGGCCATGCGGTACCCGTGACTGCCCCTGAGACCGCGGTGCGATACCTCAAGCACTTGTCGGTCTCAGGGGCAGCAGCGGCGGTCCAGCGCGCGCGCTTCCGCGAGGGCAGCGGGGCGAATCAGGAGTCGCAGTGGAGCTTCTTCCAGAAGCGCTACCAGGAAGGCCTTGACCGCCTCCCTGCGATGATCGACGGCCTGCTCGGCGCTCCAACCGCGATGCAGCCTACCTCTTTCTGGCAGGACAACCCGACGGACCCGAACGTGGAGCCCGTCTTGACGACTGCGATGGAGTGGTGACGTGTTCCGCTTCGAGGTCGCCATCGACACCGCGCCCGCGATCCGGGCGCTTGATCGCGTCATCGCGGACGCGCGCCAGTTGCGGCCCGTCTTCGAACAGGTGTTGGAGCCCGCGTTCTACACCAAGCTCGCGGGGCAGTTCGACACCGAAGGGCGGCAGGACTCCGGGGGGTGGAAGCCCCTCAACCCCGACTACGCCCGGTGGAAGGCCAGGCGCTACCCGGGTAAGGGTATCCTGGAGCGGACAAGCGCGGTCAGGCGCTCCCTGACCGCTCGCGGAGCCCCCGGCAGCGTCCGGCGCATCTCGGATCGCGAGATGGTGCTGGGCACATCGATCGAGTACGCAGGCTTCCACCAGGGCGGGCGGAATCCGCGCCCGCCCATTGAGTGGGGCCCGCGGGATGACAGCGCCTGGGGCGCCCTGGTCGAGGGCTACTACAAGGCGCGCGCCAACGCCTGGAGCGGTGCCCGATGAGCGGCCCGATGCTGGTCGAGGCGGTGGCGGATGCGACCCTGGCGTACATCCGGGACCACCAGACCGCGAAGCTCACGGACGTCCAGGCGCGCGGCTGGGCGGTCGACGTTGGCGACCTGACGGACTTCCAGGCGCTCCGGTTCTCAGACCCGCTTCGCGAGCACGACTCCGTGTTCCCCGCGCTCTACTGCACCCCAGAAGAGGCGACGATCGCGGGCACAAAGGGCTACGGCGCGGTCAACACGCGCCAGCGGTGGGGCTTCTGGGTGGTCGCCTACGCGCCTGGCTCGATCGAAGAGGGCTTGACGCCCGCGGATCACGTGAAGCGGAAGCTCGCCCGCTACTGCCTGGCGGTGTGGGAGATGCTGATTGACATGGGCGCGGGAAACGATCCCGACTACTACGCCAACGGCGCGCGCGTCCTGTGGGCGACCGATGGGGTGGAGCCCAAGATTCTCTATGGGGCCACCTACACCAACGCCAACGGCGAGTACTTCGCGGATGCTCGGCTGGAAATCGGAACAGAGGTTCTGGAGGCCTCCGCAACATGACAGTGTCCACCATTGTAACGGGCGCTCCGCGCGGGCGCCCCGCAAGCGCTCCGAAGGCGCCCCCGGGCGCGCAAAGCGGGGGCGCACCCGCCTACCGCGTCCTGGTGCCCCTGGAGTACCCGACCGATCCCGACATCGTGGCGCGCCTGGTGCGTGGGGATCAGATCCCGCTCGGCGAGCGGGGGATGGTCGCGCGCGGTCCCGGCGACCTGGTGCGCGACATCCCCGCGTGCTCCATCCCGTGGCTCATTGAGCAGGAACTGATCGAGCCCGTGACGGGCGCACAGCCGGCCACGGCGGCGCAGGCGGACGAGGCGGGTGAGGCATGAGCTACCACGGCTGGAAGGACATCAACCACGTCCGGACGGGCGGCTTCAACGTCCAGCAGCAGAACATCGTGGGGCTCGACATGCCCACGCTCAAGGCGCTTTTCGAGGCCTACCACGCAGCAGGCAACGAGTGGGCGTCGAAGCACTACCTGGGCATCAAGGAAGCGGACGGCATGTTCGCCTTCGACGTGTTCTACGACGACACCGCGGACACGGGCTCGTTCGAGGCGTGGGTGGAAGGGGCGCATCGCGTTGACGTGTACGTGCAGGTCGTCTTCGCGGGCACCGATGGCGGCGCAGCGAAGGGCGACAAGGTTACGTGCTTCAAGGCGCATCAGAGCCTGTGGAGCATCGCCCCGAAGAAGGGCGAGAAGCACAAGATTCGTGTCGAGTGGGAGCCCTCGGGCGAGATCTACGAGGGGTGCAAGCTCGTCGCGGCGCCCGCGGCCTACACCGCGGACGGGAACACGCAGTCGAGCCCCCTCGACAACAGCGCCTCGTCCTCCGGCGGCGGGGACGCCTTCCTCGACGCAGCGGAAATCGATCTCGATGGCCATGACGGGCTGTCGGTGCTCCTGAAGCATTCCTCGGACAACGTGACCTACGCGACGAAGGGGACCTTCGCCACCATCACGGGGACTGAGGGGTCGGGCGCGTTGGCCCTGACGGGAACCATCAACCGCTACACCGCGATCGCGATCGACTTCACCGGTACCGGCACATCTCCCAGCGCGAACGTTTCGGTCGCGCTCAAGCGCAACTAAGGAGTACACGATGGCCTACTACGGCTGGCAGGACCTTCGCTTGAAGGCGAAGAACGGAACGGGCGGCACCTGGACCGACATCAAGTCGTGGGTCGACGAGCAGGACATGCCCAAGCTCAAGGCCCTGTTCGAGGTGTGGCACCCCAAGGGGGCGGAGTGGGGCGAGAAGGTCAAGGTTGGGACCAAGGACTGGGACGGCCAGACCTCGTTCGGCGGTCTCTTCAACCCCGCAGCCTCGAACGTCGACGAGTTCTTCTATGACGACGCGGCCAACCTGGGGAACACCTTCCACATCGCGGAGTCGTTCGACGGCGGGACGAACTGGTTCGTGTTCCGCGCGCTCCTGATCGACTACGCGCGCCCCCCGAAGCAGGGCGGCCTCACCCGCTACAAGGTGACCCTGGAGCCCTTCGGTAGCCCGCTCCACACCGCGACGGAGCCCACGAGCACCACGGTTCCCTCGTACCCGTGACCGTGACGATCGCTTACTGACTGTCCCTCCTGGCTGACGGGACGGCGGGGGAAAGGCGGCCCCGCCGTCCCGTCACCAGGGTACGACAGAGAGTTCATCGGCCTCAGGAGGGCCCTACATCATGGGAATCAGGTTCTTCGTCGACGACGCAGCCACGACCCGCAAGCACTTCGAGGTGGTCGATCGCGAGACCGGCGACTCCGAACGGCACTGGGTCGACCTCCGAACGGAGCTTTCCGACAAGGAGTACACCGCGCTCGAGGCGTCGATGGTCGAATCGGTGCAGGCGGACACGCAGGCGATTCGGATCAACGCGGTCGGCGCCTCGCTCAAGGCGTTCACGTCGTGGATCGTCGGATGGAGCCTGACGAGCAACAAGGGCTTCGCGTGCAAGCCTCGCGAGGAGGAGCTGGGCAAGCTGAACCGCGACACGGCCCGCATCTTGCGGGACATCGTGCGGGAGCACTACCAGGCGATCCTCGACGAGAAGCGCCTTCTGACGCGTGAGGAGATGGACGAGGAGGAGCGCAAGGGCAACGCCTCGGCAAACCCTACCGCTTCGTCCTCCGATCTTGGCGAGACGAGCGAGGCGAGTTCCACGACCGGGACGCACTTCGAATCTGGAACACCCTCAGCCTCGCCCGACGCCTGAACCAGCTCGGCGCGACCGTCCCTCTCGAGCGCGTCATGCAGTTGACGCCAGAGGGGGTTTCGATCGCGGAAGAGTGGGCGGGGTGGGTAGAGCAGCAGATCGAAAGCGCACAGAAGAAGAGGTAGGCGAGGCTTCCCGTGGTCGAAGTGACGCTCATGGTCCGCGGCAAAGCGGACACCGCAGAGTTGGAGGGCCTGAAGCGACGCCTTCAGGAGCTTGCTCCATCGCTGCAACGCGTCTTCGACTCGGGAGTCGTCGACCGTGCCCGTGACGCGGTCTCCCGCTACCGCGAGCGCCTGGACGGCGTCGGGTCGGGCGTCCGGGACGTGGGCTCCAAGACCGACGACGCGAAGCGCAAGACCGAGGGGTGGATCGACAAGCTCGGGCGCATCGGTATGGCGTCGATCGGGATCAACGCCATCAAGGGGGCCCTGGTCGGCGTAGGGGCAGCCCTGACAGGCCTCGTCTCGGGAAACGCTCAGTTCGAGACCTTCGAGACACAGTTCGCAACCCTGCTCAAGGGGGCGGAGTCCTATGAGGTCGGGCTTGAGCGGGCGAAGGCGAAGATGGCAGAGCTTGCCGAGTTCGCAGCCAAGACCCCCTTCGAGCTGCCCCAGCTAGCAGCAGCAGAAAAGGTGCTCTTGGGCTTCGGGCTCACGGGCAACTCTGTTATGTCAAAGTTTGGGGTCGACCTGGCAGGGCTCCGGACCTCGATCGGTGACATGGCGGCAGGGACGGGCGTCAACTTCGCTGAGTTGGCGAACACGTGGGGCAAGTTCTCGTCGGGCGCCTCGGGTGAGGCGATCTCGCGCCTGCAAGAGCTGGGCATCGTCACCCGCGAGCAGCTGCGCGGCGTCGGGATCGAGTTCTCCAAGAGCGGAGAGCTGACCTCCCCCCTGCCCGAAGCCTTGCAGGCAGCCCTCAAGATCGCAAACGAGAAGTTCGGCGGCGGCATGAAGAACCTGTCGTCGACCTTCGAGGGGAATATGTCAACTCTGTCCGACAATTTCGGACAGATCAAGCGAACCCTGGCTGCCCCCATCTTCGACGTTCTGAAGGACGGGGTGGCAAAGGTCAACGAGGTTCTGTCAAGCGACGGCTTCCAAGGGACGCTTCAGCGGGTGGGGAGCCTGCTTGCTGGGCAGTTCTCGCAGGGGATCGCATGGGCGAAGGGCGCCTTCGACGCGTGGGTGCAGGGCGGCGGCCTCGAGCGCCTGAAGGGCCTGCTCATGAGCCTGGGGACTGGCCTGGTGCTCTTCCTGCAAACCGCTCGCGCGGTCGGGTCCTGGCTCGTCGAGCACAAGGAAGTGGTGATCGGCTTCGCGGCGGCCCTGGGCATCTTCGCGATCGCTGCGGGCATCGCCAGCGTGCAGGCGTGGATCGCAGCGGGCGGCATCGCAGCCATGCTCGCCCCGATCCTGGGGCTCTCCCTGCCCCTGGTTGGCCTGGCGGCCCTGATCGGCGTCCTGGCGGCAGCCTGGGCGGGCAACTGGGGTGGAATCCGAGAGACGACCGCATCGGTGATCGAGACGGTGAAGGGCTACTTCTCTGGCCTGATCGATACCGTCAAGGCGCTTTTCTCGGGCGACCTGTCGGGCGCCTTCGATAGCTACCGCGCGGTGGTCGAATCGGTCTTCGGGAGCGGCGCAGCAAGTGCCCTGGATCGCGGGCGTGAGGCCTTCGGGGGCTATGTCCAGTACCTGAAGGGGATTCTCACGGGCGACCTCGCGAGCGCGACCGCGGGCGCCCGTCAGGCCTTCGAGGCGATCTTCGGGCCGGAAGCCCTCGCAAAGCTCGACGAGCTGGCAGCGCGATTCGAGGAATGGCGCTCGTCCATCGTCGCGACCGTCGAGGGGTGGGCGTCAGACGTGGCGCAGAAGGCGTCGAGTCTCTGGGATACCCTCGCCGGCATGTGGTCCAGCGGGGTTGCCTCGGTGGTCGATCTGGCGTCGGGTCTCTGGGACCGCTTGGTCATGATCTGGGAGAACATCCGGATCGCGGTTTCGGGCGCAGCGAACGGTCTCATCCTCTGGCTGCAAGAATCCTGGTCCGGCTTGGCCGGCTGGCTGGCTGGCCTCTGGGTGCGCGTGAGCGCGAATTTCTCCCGGGCCTGGTCCTGGATCGCCACGACCGTCTCCGGCGTCGCGGCGCGTCTCATCAATTGGCTGTCCACGAATTTTGGGGCAGCGGGGCGCTTCCTGGCCTCCCTGCTGCAGCGGACGATGTCGCTCTTTTCGACCGCCTGGACGTGGATCAAGAACACCGTTTCGCGCGTCTCAACCAGCCTGGTCAACGGCGTGGTCTCAGCCTTTCACTGGCTGGGGCAGGCAGCTACCCGAATCTGGCAGAAAATGGGTGAGCTTTTCGGCTCCGCCTGGCGCGGCATCATCTCGATCTTCCGGGGCGCGGTCGAGTCGATCCTGCCCGGGGTGAGTAACTTTTTTGTAAAGCTCGTCGAGCTGGGGCAGCGCGGTCTCCGAGCCTTCACGGGCCTGATAGGCAAGGCGGTCAACTGGATCGTCAAGCAGTTTCAGGCCCTCTTTGGGGTCCTGGGCAGCATCGGAGGCGAGGACGGGGGGCCCTTCGCAGGCATCCTCTCATCGATCACCAATTTCGCCTCGAACATAGGTTCAAGCTTCGCGGACGGCCTGGGTGACGTAGTGTCCGGCGTGCGGGGGGCCTTGGGGTCGATTTCGGGGTGGTTCAGCGACAAGATCGCAGACGCCCGGGGGTTCATCTCCGATCTCTTTGGCGGGGGGGCGGACTCCC